AAATTTGCTGCACTGAAATCATTCTGCGCACCAGTGGAAGTTGGTCCGTTGCCAGTGATGTAAAATATCTGGTTTGGTTCAAAGATTATCAACTTCTGGTCAAATTCTGCTAGGGCTGTTATGCGAATAGCCTTATTTAAAACAATGCTGAAAACATCTGTAAATTCTACTGGACTAAGTGGCTCGCGGTTCTTTGAATAAATCAGTTTTTTGGGATTCTCAGAAGATACACAAACCAACCTGTTTTTGTAGTTTGTCAATACAAGGGATGCTGGTGGTGGTATGTTCTCAATAATTCCACCGTTGGTATATAAACTCTGTTTTGCCACTAAATTTGCATCACTGATTGCACCAGCATCAGCAAAACTTAACGAATCAGCTGCTGTATTATTTGCCACTGTACCAATCTTGAAAAATAGCCTGCCTACCGTAACAGTCCTGTAAACTTCACAGACCACATCTGTTTTCTGAGTAAGTCTCAGGGAAGGTATTGTGAGTGTAACAGTTGATGATCCGCCAGTGGGTGCAGCTGATACTGCTACACTTGGTGCAGATCTGTGATCCTGTCCTTTTGCATCAGTCCAGAACCAGATTACCTGGTATAAATAAGTACCTGCTGCTAAACTGCCAGCACTGTTATTTATAGCTGCACTGATATTTTCAGGATATAAATGATAACCAAGCTCAACAATCTGCTGAGAGTCATACATACTGACAAAACCTCCACCGATATGCAGATTTCCACCTAATTCTGCTGCTTCAAATCTCTCCACTGATGTAAAATCAATAGTGATATTTGAAACACCAGTTAAACTGTAGAGGTCATTATTTTTACTTGTCAACCTGGTACGTACAAGTCCACCAAATTTAAAAATACCAGCTACTGATGAATCTACAGAAGATAGAAATTTGGCAGGAAGTTCGCCTGCAGTTCCAGGTAGAATTTTGGCACTTACTAATCCATCTGTATTAATTACAAAATAGGTGGGCTGCAGACCAGAATCGTGTACTGCAATAAAATATTTTTCAGAATCATATTCCCATAGTTTTGACACCAATCCCACACTGCGCTTAATAATTGCAGCACTTCCCATAGAATCATCAGTAATATTATACAGTGCGCCTTTTACCTGGTGATCGTATGTATTGGTGGCATTTAGCGTGTAGATTATCTGCAGATCACCGGCCTGGGTTACAATCATTGATGCACCATCAATTTTGGTTGCAGTACCTTCTACCGTGTGGGTTGCCTCTACTAACAGTGTTGATTTAATGCGCTGGATCTTTAAACCTGCAGATGATCCAGTTGAGGCATATCCAATATAAATCCTCTCCGATTCTGCTGCTGCTGTGTTTACTTTATCACCACAAATTGCAATGCAATCTGTTGCATTTGTTGATGTAATTGTTACTATATTTGGATACCCTGAAGCAGAAGTACCCCCTGCACCATCAGTAGTTAAATACCCAACATCAACCCTGGTGGAACCAGAGTTGTTATAGCAAACAATGCCGTTGCCAGTGGACGCATTATCTGAATAAATAGCCACATCATAAACTGGATTGGTGGCATTAACTACAGAGGAAATTGTCTTTGCAGCTTTAAATGCAACAGGATTATTTGTGTCAACCTGGACACTTTTGAGGAGATGTGGAGATGCAGAAGTGTCGATGTAACACAGTGTAGGATTTGGACCTAAACGTATGCAGCGGGGATTAATTGCAGTTGCATCAATTAAAGTTGCAGCCTGGATGATTCCACCAGATACTGAGTCTAAAACTGAGGCGAATATTCCCTCCAATGCGCCTGAAGAATCATATTGCTCCCAGGCAAATAATTGCAGCCCACTTGCAATACAGGAATCCTGGTTCTTTGCTTCAGAAGTGTTCCGTATTATATCATCAGAATCTATCTTTACAGACTGAAAACCACCTTTGTCAATCCAGCGTTCTACTGACTCAGAATAAGAGTAGAGTTTAGAAGAAGAAAACTCCAGCAACTCATCCTGGAAAGAGGTTAATCCCTCTCCAGATGATAGCAGATCTGTTGTACCGGAAATTGTTTGAGAAAGTGCAGTGTAACCCAGGCGTTTTGAAATCTGACTACCTACAGTGTATCTGCCATTCTGCAAATCAGTTAATTTAGGCGTGAGTTTTGGATCATTCTTTGTGTCCAATCCTGCAACAATGTCAACCGGAACCAGTGTTTTTTGTAGTGGCATTGGATTCTTTCATGTCAACCAGGCATTGCCTGTATCCAATGAGGCGTTGCTGGCGGGTGGCTAATTCATTAATAGTTGTGGAAATTTGTTCTAGTTCCTGGTCCGCTTTCTTGATCTGCTCATCCGTTGATATTTTTTTCATTTCTTTGGATTGTCTGCCTTAACTTTTGCTATTGCATCTTTCCATGTTGTTGTACCGTCTAGTTGATCGTGGTATTGCATATCTAGTTGATCGCCTATTGAGGGATACTGTCTGTCACGTTGGTACTGGTTTGCATCGTATTCTGCTTGGAGACGAACCATTTCAGCATCTATTTCTGCTTCGGTTGGTGGGGTTTGGTCATCATGATAAATCATACTTGAACCATCCTCATCACCAGATATTTGACCACCAACAAGTGACACTATTGCTTTAAATTTTGTCATGGCATAACCTCAATAATGTTACAATTATGTGGGTTGGTTGCGTCTGCAAGTGCAGTATTTGTGTTTCGATCATGCTGTGATTTTTGAGTTGAATAAATATAATGTGTTGCTGTTGAGCCAGCAGTAAATGATCCTACATAAGAATTTTGAAGAGTCCCTGTAGCAAGAGCAGTATAACTATCGTGCATCGATCTACCTATTAGTCCATAGGAAATTTTAGTATCTGTTGTAGTGTCTCCTTTTGATCTGCTTGTTGTTCCATAGTAAAGCCCAACGTAATATCCCCTAATTGCAATATCATAGGCGTGTATATATACAGTCCCAAAATAAGACCCCTGAATTAAATAATGCCTACCTGATATTGCTGAAAAACTAAAAGGGGTATGAGTTATAACATCATTTGAATAATTTGTTGAAGTGTGCGTACCGCTCGATGTATCGGTAAATCTAAATACATTTGAAACGTGACCAGCAGGATAAACATCTGACCCAACAATTCCTGACCTTGATCCGACTGTATCAATTATTCCACTCATGGTTTTCTCCTTTCTATGTCCAGTCTTGGTCGATGTAACTAACGATAATATCACAATTACCAGCAGTATTATAAATTTCAAGATGATCTGTTCCACTAAGAACTATCCTATCTGAAAATACAAAAGTTGCATTACTGGGTAAAACTTGGTTTTTTATCAGTTCTATTTCATCTCCTGACCCCCCATCTTCTAGGATTCTTACTGAATAATTTTCATCTGCACCTCCAACTTCGATAATTATAATTGATAGAACAGTATAAATATGGTCTGCAACTCCGTTTATTGCCACAAACCAAGCGTTAGAATTTGCACCTTTAACTGCTCGTTTAAGAACCTCTGTTCCTGACCCACTTGGTATTGCCACTGTCCGTCTCCTGTAAAAATGTTAATAATATCAGTAGCCTAAAGCTAGACTTGCTGTTATATGCGATTGGAAAGCTGCCCCTTTATTTTTGATCTTTCCTGTTGTTGATGTTTCAATATCTCCTGTTGCTTCAATATCTCCTGTTGCTTCAATATCTCCTGTTGCTTTAATATCTCCTGTTGCTTCAATACTACCCCTAATATACATATTCAGATCAGCATCTGTCCCACTTCCAGCAGATCTTAAATGAAATACATCGTCAAAAGGGGATGCTTCATCTTTAATCAACATGGCATACGTTGTGGCATCATTGTTGAAATCACTTATCAGAAAAGCTATATCAGATGCTCCCTCCAGCCCAGATTTAATTTCAAATTTAGCTGTTGGGTCTGCAGTCCCAACCCCCACCTGTGCAGAATCACCTTCAACAACAAACTTATTTGAACCTACATTGAAGTCATCCCCTGCATCACTTCCAAGTGCAATGGTACATCCATCAACAGGAACTAATGCAAGTGTCCCTGTATCAGCAATGTTGCCATCTGTAATGACCGTACCACCAATAGTAAAATCGGTGGTTGCGTCACAAGTGGTAAATTTACCTGTTGTGTGGGAAGATGCGCCAATTGCTGTACCGTCAATTGCACCTGCATCTATATCAACCTTGCTCAGATTAACTTCCCCGCTGCCATTCGGTGTGATGTCGATGTTTCCATCGGCTGCATCTGTAATGGTAATTGTTCCAGAATTAGTTCCACTGTTTGTGGACATAATTAAATCATACGCACCATTGGAAGTAACTTTTCCGGTTGCTCCTCCATTACCTACCAGGACAAAACCAGTGCCGTGTGGTTTCAGTGCAATGTTATTATTTGAATTGCTTGTAGCAATATTGATTGCACCTGCATAAGATGTTGCAGTTGTCAGAAACGTGCCATTTTCACTTGGTACATATATGGTCCCGCTTGA